ATGAAAAAAAAGGATATAATTTTGCAGAAAATTTTCCTGGTGCAGTGCCTGGCGGAGTGTATACTCCCACTTCTTTTTTAGGACCTATGCTTGCTAAGACATATCAATATGGTCAAGAGTTAGGTAAATCTATATTAGATGGACCAGGAAATTATACTTTAAGTGAAGCATGGGAAGAAGCAGGAAAACAATCAGATGCAAATATAGAAGGAATGCTCGGAGAAGGTTTTGATAAAGATAAATATGCGGAATGGATGGAAGAACAAGGATATACTGCAGCAAAAGGCGGAGTCGCTAGAAAAAAATATGTGAGTGGTGGAATTTTAGATATTACCG